ATCATTCGCCACGAGAATGGTCGAGGCCCGCTAAAAACGCTGAACACCTGGTATGCGGCAGAAGTTATTGAGGAAGGTCTGCGTCGAGCTGGCGTTGTTAAGCCGGTGAAAACCGTGAAGGCTGTTCCTGTAACTAAAGAAACTGCAGGCGCAACTGTTACAGCAGGTATTGGTCTGGCGCAGCTGGCCGATGTTATGCCGCAGGTTTCCGCTGCTATGGATAAAGCACAAGGTCATATCTCTAGCGGGGATACAGTACGCATCATCTTCGGTATTGCCACTATTGTTGTGGCAGGATTCATTGCCTGGTCGCAGGTAAGAAAACACCAGAAAGGGATGGTCTAATATGCTAGGCAGCCTGATGACAAAGCTAAAAGTTGCTTTGATTACGCTGGCTGCCGTTCTTTTCGTTCTGGTCGGCGCTTACACGATGGGCGGAAATGCGGCGCGACGAGCAATAGAAGAGAAGGCAAAACAGGAAGACAGGAAACGACTTCAAAGCACATTGGACGTCAAAAATGAAACACTTGATGAGTTACGGAGCAAGGATGCTTCTACTGTTCATCATGAGTTGCACAATAAGTGGTTGCGTGATTAAGCCTCAACCCGCTGGTGTGCTTTTCTGCGATGCGGCTACACCGCTATACATCAGCCGTGATGATCTCATGACAGAAGAGACTGAAAGAGAGGTGCTTTTTCACAATATGATAGGGGAGCGATTGTGTGGATGGGGCAGAAAAGTACCATAACAGAAGAGGAGTTTTCTAACATAAAATTTGCATATTATTAGAGCACAAGGTAGATTTGGCACATGGATGTCAAGTAAATCATCCCTTGCATTAATGCTGCGACGCATACTCGTAGCCTCTAAACCCTGACAAGGGTTGCCGCTATGACATTAAGTTAATACCGGCTAAGGTGGACACATGCTGAACGAAAAACGTTCTATACAAACAATTCGCGATTGCACGAGTGTTATCGCAACTCATGTGCTGAATAAGCGCAAACTTGAGGTGCGTAAACTTAACAACGATGCGACTGCGCCAAAAGACACTCGCTTCATCGTAACTTTCAAAGACGATGTTGAGAATGCTGGTGCCAGTGTAAAACCGTTGGCTGAAGCGATTTTCCTGAACGATCGTGTTCGTTTCATTGTGAAGCCAGCAAAACAATACCCTGAATTAGCACGGTTTAGTGACCAATTCTCTGAAATTATTGAGAGTGCAATTCGCCGCTTTCTTAATACTCATGGTAGCATTGTCAGCAATACAACTGCTGATGGTACTGCTCTAAGATGGCACCTACACTAGAACGCACATACTCTAAAAATCTTTATGAGTTTCCTCACCGTGGGGAAACTCGCGTTTCACGTTTTGGCTACCTCATCAACGAAGCATCGCTTTTCAAAATATCCGAAATAACCATTATCGAGCCTGATGATGATATCTGTCTGTATATCCTGATGGAGAAAGTTGGAGCACGAGATCAGGGTGAACTGATGGACTTCATTCTGGACAGAGGCGAAGATGGAATGTCTGATTCGGACATTATTCAAGCAATTCTGCGTTCCGACATGCTCGATCAGAGCAGAAACACGATAGCAGGCAGAATTGCATTGCGTGAATACACATTCATCGAGGATGGGGTAGAGATTGACTGCTATCAGATTGCAGGTGTTGAGACAGAAAGAGCAATAAGGCAAAGGGGACTGTGCAACCTCACGTATCGCTTCCTCCTTCATTGGTACGAACATCTTGTCTGTGATTACAATCAGACCATTCCTGGCGCAAAAATCTGGGCCGGTCCATTAATGCGAACAGGTGATGTAAGAATTTACAACGCAAAAACTGAGACGTTCGAGGATGTGTTAGGCGAATATGGGATGGGAAAAGAAACCGGCTTTTTGCCGTGGAACAGAGGATTGTTACTTGATCCAGAATTAAGCTCTTGGTTTCCAAATAAGGTGCAAGTTAACGTTGAGAAATTTATCGTACTTATCATCTCCCGCAAAACAAGAACCCCAGTTGGTTTATATCTAAAAGATTAACAATTAGGCGACTTCGGTCGCCTTTTTTGTTAACAGCCATTGATTCTCGCCTAAAAATTCTAAGGCAGCACCTACCATTTAACCTTTACACAGCAGCCGTAGGCATTTAGGCTATATCACATATAAGAAAACAAGTTGTTTCAGACAATAATAATAGACGCAAAGGGAACTCTCCAATGACCAAGATCTTTGTGGTTGGCGGCACAAAGGGCGGGCCTGGCAAATCCACTGTTGCCCAGCAAATTGCCGTTTGCCTGAAAGTCAAAAAGAAGAAGAAGGTTTATATCACTGATATAGATATTCAGCGCACGACAACAAGCTGGTGTGAAGACCGTCGACAGAACGAAGACCTTGAGCTGATTCCTTTTGCATACGTTCAGGATGACATCATTAAGCACCTAAAATCGCTTCAGGGTAGAGCTGAGTTTGTAGTGGTAGATGCTGGTGGCTTTGACTCCGAAATTCAGCGACAAGCGATGCTGATGGCCGACGTTATCATTATCCCGCTTCGTCCTAAGCGTCGTGATTTGAAATCTCTGCGTGACATCGATCCTATTATCGACAATGTTCGTAATGTAAACGATAAAGTGAAGGTCCGCGCGGTCATGAACCAGTGCCCGGCTTTGCCATCACAAGTGTCTCGCATTCTGGCGGCTAAAGAGATTGTCGAGACGTTTGGCATCGAGTCTGCGCCAGTCAATCTATATAACCGCAACGTCTACGATGATGCGGAAGAGTCTGGTCGTTCTATCTTCGAAATGACCGGTAGCGAGCGCGACAAAAAGGCTGAAGCCGAGTTTGAAGAATTTGTAGATTATCTGTTGAGTCTGGAGGAAGAAGAATAATGTCCATGAAAATGGGTGACCTAGCAAAGCGCAAAGAGCCTGATGCACCGGCTAAGAACACAACTCCTTTGCGCCAACCAGTCAGACCACAGGGACGCCCGACTCGTGGCAAAGAGAAAATTAAAAGCCGCACAATGTCACTGGAGGACGAATACTTCGAACTGCTGGAGATGATGAAGTTCATCCCTCGCTTCGAGAAGTTCACTCGTTCTGACGTGATTCGAGCAGCCATTTTCCATCTGGCAGAGAAGTCACCGCAGGAAATCGAGGACATCGTGAAATTGAATGAGGCGATCACCGCTGCCGATGTCACGATGCGTACCGATGAAATCAAACGAGAGTTGATGAAGAAAGGTTAAAAATCATGCATTGGCGCGTACATTGCGCCAATGCATAACTACAGTGTCAGCTTTATGCCGCGCTAACACTATGTTCAGTCCTAACCACCCCAACCTTCACAAAAGGGCTACCGTAGCTTGGTGGCTTCTTGATTAATTTGCCTACATACAGTTTTCTAATATGCTCATCGGCTATTCTGCCAACAAATTCATAACGTTTTGTGTCGGGGCCAAGAGCTATATCCCTTGTAAAGTACTGCTGAGAGCCGGCTTTGACCCAGCATTCAATCTGATAAACTTCCATTATCAGCCCACCATATGTAGCGTAGGCATATTTGAGATTCTCGTCTCTTGGAACCTTTGCCCATACGCCACGCGTAGCTTCATATAATGCCAGAGCGGACATTCCTGACTTGTAGGTGCTGTTTAGCAGGAAGGCAAGACCGGCGTGCTCAGGAGCAATTTCAGTTTCCTCTTGCAGCACTAAGTGATGGTAGGCGTCTAGTGATATTCTGCCCATCATGGAACCACTTCCTCGTACCTTATTCGTAAGCTCTCCGACCCCCATAAGGTCGATGCATGTCGCCTCAACAAGTTTGGCTGTGGTTTCATCCATACCATGACGAAGTATATCTATGCCTAATTTTTTATTAGCCAAAAGTTCTTTGATCCGCATGGATTTGGGAGAGTCATCGGGATACTTGATGTGATCGAGACAACGAGTCGATTTGCCTTTTCCTATGTAAAACGGTCTTTTCATCTTGTCTTCTGTATCATAGAGACAGTAAACATAGTATTTAGCCTTATCCAATGATCTCGCGTATACCGATAAATCGTCCATTATTGCATCTCTTTGCTACTGACTAATGCGTTCTATTTTACACATAAGTTTTTAATCAATTTAACAGGCTCAAAGTGTAGAGCTTCTGGGCGTCTAAGACGACAAGTTATGCCTGCTTCTGTATATATAAATAATAAGTAACTTATTAAATATATACGGAAGCAGGTCTTTTAAAAGACACCACCAGAACAACTCCCTTCCGTTTCCACTTCCAAAAACTGCCACCAGTCGCTATCATCCGCTCATTGTGATAAGTAAGTAACTACCTACCAGGTGAGCCACATGAGCCAAATCTTTTTCGATACCATCGACAACGACCAGTACGACTTCATGACAGAGTGGAATACCGCTGTTATGGACAAGTGGGTCGCTGAAAACATTGGTTTGTCGCGCTGTAAAGACGAGGCTGAACTCTTCGAGACGAAGTGGTTTGATTACCGCGACATGCATCCTCTCATGGCCACCTGTCTTTTTACGGAGGCATACAAACGTCAGTACTCAAATATCATGCTGACGCACGGTCGCGAACACTTTGAAACAGCTCCGTTCACCACCGGGTTAAAACGCCTGCCTTATCAGGAGTTGTCGACTGCCAATAAAACGTCGCTATGGAAAGCACGCCAGTTTGCGGATCGCTATTGCTGCTCATACGACTACTTTATCTCCACCGTTCTTTCCGCAGCTGCACGACGGCTGTGGAACAAGCTGCCGCGCCCACAGCATTTGTGGCAGCCAGAACTGATTGAGATATTTGAAGAGAAATTAGCCAGACGCGCAACAACCCGTCTGGATGACTCTCTGGTTAGCTTTAAGCATATGGGAGACATGCAGTTCAACCCGATTCAGGAAAGCTATTTTGAGTGGATTCTGGAGCGTTTGCGCACCATCCCTCGCAGCAAGCGCATACGCGCAATTTTCTCCGCTATCTGGCTAATGGAAATCGTTCCAGAGCGCCTTATTTCCGCCCACTTTCCAGAAGAACTGGAAGAAGCACGGCGGTTTATTGATCCCCTATCTAATTAACTAACACTAGAAAACAATTTGTTTAAAAAACAAAGGAAAGCACATGACCGAACTTTGCCATACAGGACGCGGGCTGTCCGAAGAGTTTGATGAAGATTTCCAGAACAGACTGACGGCATATTTTTGTCGTGATCACGAGTTTCTTACTCGTGCGGGAGATCTGGTTGTGCCTAGCCAGTTTGCCAATGCGGCCAATGCCATATTGGTTAATATGGTTTCGGGCTATTACCGTATGTACAAGAGCGCGCCCTCTTCATCTGCAATTCTGGATATGCTTAAGCGTGCGAAACGCGATAAGACTATCCGTGAGGAACTATTCGCCGATGTTGTTGCTGCGTTTAAGCGCATTCTTGCAGAAAAATTGTCCGATACCTCGTACATGGTTGACCAGGTATCAACCTTCGCAAAAAGTGTAGCGTTTGATGATGCTCTGATTAAGGCTGCTGAACTGAAAGAGAAAGGCGACTTTCAGGGGGCGATGGCAATCATGGCCAGGGTTCAGCAGATTGGATCGAACGAAGCGACCGGAATCTATGACTACTACACCTCCGCAAGTGAGCGATTGAAAGCGCGTGAATATGAGGCTTCAGAGGAGTATGTACCAAACAGTATTACAACTGGACTCCCTCTTCTCGATAGGTTGCTGTACCAAAAAGGCTGGGCAAAGCGCGAAATGGTGCTCTTCATGGGGTTCGCTAAATCCGGTAAATCGACCGCAATGGGTGAGTTTTCCATAAACGCAACGCTTGCTGGCTACAATGTTCTGTATCTCTCGCTGGAGGTTCACACCACCATTTTATCCGACCGTTTTGATGCAAGATTGTCGGAGACAGAAATGTCCAAGCTGGTGGAACGGCGCGATGAGGTTCATCGTAAGTTGGCAGAGTTGGGAGCCACGAAGGGGATTGGTAGTTTGTGGGTGGTTGAGCGTCCGTCAGGAAGTATGTCACCGGCAGATCTGGACCGTATGCTTAACAGCATGAAAGCCAACGGCATGGTACCTGACATGGTTGTTGTCGACTACGCAGATTTGATGCGTGCCAGTTATGACCTTCGTGATGATCGCGCCAACATTCGTAGTATCTACACCGATTTACGTGCTCTTTATGACAAGCATAACGTTGCTGGGATCACGGCATCGCAGACAAACCGTGAAGGTGGCGCGTCAGAAGTTGCCACAATGATGCACGCTGCCGACAACATCGAAAAAGTACGTATTGCTGACCTGGTAATAACGATCAACAAAACCGAAGAAGAAGAAGCGAAAGGAGAGGCTCGTCTCTACTTTGCCGGTTCACGTAACCAGCAGGGAGGGATCAGCATTCGCGTTAAACAAAACCTCGAACAAATGCGCTTCATTGAGCGAATCTTAGACGTTACCTAAAAAATAAGCGTGGAGAACACCTCCACGCTTGATTCATTGGTGAAACAACTTTTCTTTTGCCAAACCACAAAAGAAAAACACATGAGCCTTTATGTTATATCAACATTTAGGTTGGTCACAATATTGCCTGTTAAAAGTGGAATTATCGTGAGCGAGCTGAAAGAGCTAATTACCGAATTAGATTTTGAACAATGGTTGGATACTGAAGGTATCGTTTATCGACGTGGAGGCGTGAGTACTCGCGGTCGTGAAGTGAATATCAAGGAGTGTCCGGTATGCGGCAGCTCCAACTGGAAGGTATATTTCAATCTGACCAGTGGCGTCGGTAAATGCTTCGCTGGTGATCATCCCGAAGAGATTCAGTTCAATAAGCTGGTCTTCCTCAAGCACTACAGCGGCAAATCACGACGACAGTTCGAGGAATATGTGCAGAACGCCCTTCTTTCCCAGGGGTGGGCACCAAAGAAAGAAGAGCTAGTGCTTGCAAGCACAGTCGAGTTAGAGGAGCCAGTTGCACTCCCTCGTCATTACGAGCTTCCTATAGATGGCCGTCTTCCAGACTATCTGGTTGAACGAAACATATCGCCTGAAATGGCAAAGTATTTTGACCTACGATACTGCGTCGAAGGCAAGCACGCCTATGTAGATCCGTATACAGATCAGGTTAAAGGACAGATATTCGATATGCGAATACTGATACCGGTTTACGATCTGGATGGGGTAATGAAGACATTTCAGGGACGAGACATTACCGGTACAGCAGAACGCCGCTACCTCTTTCCTATGCAACTTCCAGCTTCAGGTAAGTTTCTCTACAACGGCCATAATGCAGTCGGCAAACAGACTGTAGTTGTCTGTGAGGGGGCGTTCGATGTTATGGGGGTTAAACGAGCTATTTTTGACGAAGAAACATTACGTGATTACGTGGAACCAATAGGAACGTTCGGGATGCATCTATCTGGTAACACCACTCAGGATGCAGAAGATCAGTTAGGCGCGTTCCTGACGCTCAAGGCGCGTGGATTACGTAATGTGATCATGATGTGGGATAGTGAAAAGCAAGCTATACGCAACACGATGGCCGCAGCCAGGCGACTGACCAGTATCGGTCTTAATGTCAAAGTTGCGTGTTTGGGTGAGGAAGGACTCGACCCGGGCGGTGCAACGCCAGAACAAATTATCAAAGCCTATTATCGGGCAAAACCGTATACCAAACAGTTGGAGTTGCAAAGCAAGGTTTTGGGCATTAAGGCTCTATCATAACAATCACCTTTAAAATAAGTAGACGATTACTTATCTTTCTGTGAGAATACTTTCATCTGTTAGCTAGGAGTTGGTATGAAAGACGAAATTCAGAAATTAGCCTGCGACATCATTGATAAAACTGGTTTAGAAATCAGCGAGAGCAATCGACTAGACATCATTGAAAAAGCGGTAAAAACAGCAATGGATCATATCGCCACTCGTTTGGTCGAGATCCCGCTACCGGGGCTACCTTATCTGAAGGTTAAGTTACACGTATGGGGTGAACCTTCTTGTGCACGACGTTCTGCATTAGTTGTTTTTATTAGCAAAGAAAACCCGCTCAGTCTTAAAGTGCAGGTTGGAGCATGGCTTGATGGCAGAGTGATCTACACAAATACCGTTTTTTGTCTTTCAAACGACGAAACTATTGAAGCGGCCATTCAAGAAGCAGTTCTAGCAATGCGCAGCAGCGGTTTGATGAAGAATAACTACGAAGAGTACTTGCGTTCGATAAGTGGTGAAAAGACATTATCTCTGAAAGCAGATTTCGTTACCCCGAAAAATCTGTTGGAAGTCTTGCTTAATAAAGGGGCTAATGATGCCGTAAATGTAATCAGAGAGAGTGAGTATGCGTCTCTTTGCGACATGTGCAAAAGCCAGTTGGATCTGGTGCATATCGTTATTGATGCTGGGAAGGCATGTGATGGCGTAATGGCGGAATTTGCTTGGAAGGTGGTCAGGATTGCTAACGAATTACCGATGATAGAGCAAGAGGCTAAATCATACGCCACCAATCATATCACAGAGCTTCTTGCCCCCTATCGCTTAGAAAGCAATCAGCGCAAGATGATTAGCTGGGGAAGTTGGTAATCTCTCCGCGCGTCGTTTTTTACGCAAATAACGATAGGTAAGTACAAGATTATTTATGGCGGTAGTTGTGAAAGCTGATTTGTCAAAAATCCCCTCTATTTCAGGAAATAATGGTTATTCACTTCGTTGTGAGGAAGTAAAGATAAACGGTGAGTCGGCATATTGCAGCTACTCCGTTTGCCAGCACACCATTCTTGCCTTCAAAGAAAACCGTCTTCCTCGAACTTCATTCCAGTCGTGCGCAACCGCTATCAAAGCAGGCAAATGCAAGGCGTTAAAAATGATGGTTGAAGAGATTCGTAAAGGAGAATCTCTGTATTTCGAAGATATGACCGTGCTCATTAAGGAGGTTGAAGAACGGAATAAACAAGCCAGAACTTTAAAACGAAAACGTGACAGTGTAACGATTAATAGCATGGTTAAGAAGAGCACCACATCACAAACAGCGATCACTGACGTGTATGCGGCGTTGCTTGAAGAAACAACAAAAGAAACACATGAGCAAATCGATCAACATATGGAGGTAAAACAACAATGAAAAAGTTGATCGCACTTAAGCATAAGCTGGACGAAATGAAAGCTATGGGAACCAATGCAAAAAAAGAGGCATTGGCCAACATGGATGACTTCGAGCAAAGCATGGTTTCATTGATGCTCAACCCTTTCATCCGTTTTGGGGTAAAGAAATACAAAGTGGCAGAGCCGCTTAGTGAGTCCATCCCAAGTGACGAAAAAGCCATTGATGTACTGAATAAGCTGGCCTCTCGCGAGCTAACGGGGAACGCAGCAATAGCAGCTGTTGAGTCTATCGTGGCGTCAATGTGCGCCGATGGGCAGGACGTGTTCCGTCGTTTCCTCTTAAAAGACCCGAAAGCAGGTGTTGGGATTAGCCTATGCAACAAGGTTTTTGAAAATCCCATTCCGAAATTCGAGGTGCAGCTGGCGTCACCGTATAAAGAAAAAGGCGACAAATACCCCTTCAAGCCAAATCCTAAAGCAAAATGGCCGATGATTGGCAGTCTTAAGCTCGATGGTTTGCGAGTAATTTGCGAGGTTATTGTTGACGAGGAAGAGGTTAACTTCCTTTCTCGTACTGGTAATCCAATCACGTCTCTCGATCACCTAAAGCCAGCAATGCTCGAATTAGGCAAACTTTCAGGCCACAAACACATCTTCTTCGATGGTGAAGGAACTGCCGGTTCATTTAACCAGTCCGTATCTGCATTGCGCAAAAAGAACGTGCAGGCAATTGGCGCTATTTATCATGTTTTCGACTTCTTCCTACCGGAATGGCGAGCACAGGCTAAATCCAAAGAGTATGCAAAGACAGGTATGAAGCTGAAAGAGCGCCTGGCTATGCTGGTGGCGTTGTTCAAAAACGATCGCAGTGAAGGCTACACACAAGACATTCACCTGCATCCGTTCTATATCATCCATAGCCACGAAGACTTCATCGAACGCTTCATGAAACGCCTGGACGATAACGAAGAAGGGGAGATGGGCAAAGATCCGAACTCTGTTTACGAGTTTAAACGTACCCGCAGCTGGTGGAAGTTAAAAGACGAAGATTCAGAAGATGGTGAAATTATCGACTTTGAGCCGGGCGACCCGGACTCTGGTTTTGCCAACACACTTGGAAAAATTGTTATTCGTCTTGAAAACGGCGTCATCGTTCGTGCGAGCGGCATTAAGCATAAATATCTGGATGAGATCTGGAACAACAAAGAGAAGTACCGTGGTCGTATTGTCGAGGTTCATTGTCACGAGAAAACACCGGACGGCAGCTTACGCCACCCACGACTGAAATGGCCGCGTTGCTTACGCGATACAGAAGATCGAATCGGAGATAAAGAATGATGCTCGGCTGGATGATTGCATTTTTAGCAGTTGGTTTTTTCATAGGTATTGTGGTGATGTCCAGTTGCATCAATGACTACATTAAAAGCGGTGTTATAGAAAGACGCGGTCGTATTTATCGCATTGTAGAAATAACCAACACCCTGAAGGAGATTAAGGATGATCGTATTAAGTAAACGGGAGAAGGAAACGCTTCATGAAATCAGTAAGTGGCCGGAGTTCCCTGAGTACTGGAAGCCTAAAACGCGAGCTAAGTTAGAGCGTTTAGGGTTGGTTGCAAACGTTTCTGAAACGTGGTGTTCGGCCAACTACCAGTTAACTGATAAAGGGAAAGTATTGCTACAGCAATTAGTAGAATCAGGAGTGTTAAAATGATTCCATACATCTCATTAGCTTTTATGGGTGGCTTCCTTATCGGCTTCGGCATCTGTCGTGATTTAATTAAGCAGGAACTTAAAACCAAAACACTGTGCATCGGAAAGCGTGTGTATCGGGTAGTTCATGAAATAAAGGTGAAAAAATGAGCAATTTAACTTCTTGGGAATGGTGGTTGGCCACCTATTTCTTAGCGGCCGGAGTCGCATTCGCCTTTTACGTAGGTCAGTTAGTCGTAAAACTGTTGCTGATTAAATTTGCTAGTCATAAACGTATCGATGATGGTCTGTGGCGTCTTGGCACCCTAGTGGAAACTCGCTACGGGCAACTTAAGGAGAACGAAACCATTACTATCCAAGCGAAACGATTCACTGCCACCATTACAAGAACACCTAGTCGTAGAGTGGCCTTGATCAAAAAAGTCACAACCGAATAAAAACATATTGATAAGTATTTACTTACTTATCTTTTGTGTATAAGATGACTTTGTTTTCGTTGAGACGCGACTGTTTGAACTTAAATACAAGTGCAAACGAAGAAGTCTATCTGGCAGTAGCCTAATAAGCCAAACACCAGCGAGGTCAGTTTCCAGCCTCGTTACCGAAATGGGACACACTGAGCGAGTGTGATTGCAGAACGCAGGAGGGAACATTCATGTTCCCTCCGATGAAGTAACAGAATGGGCGGTTGGTATATTTTCAACTCCATATGACTCCCGGATTCTTAGCCACTGACCGCCCATCCTGTTACGTCATTTTGTTCAATTATGTCGTTTATACTGGGTTAAAAAGCGGCGACGTAGCCCGGCTGGTATGGTTAGCCAGCACACAACGTTGAGGCCATTACATTTTTATCAATTCTAAGGTTCTATTCACAGAGATACCGGCGAGCGTTGATATGTAACATGTTGGGCAAACATTCAATCGGAGTAGTGGCCTCAACGTTGTGAAGACGGGATTGTTGTGTAGGTTTAACCACTGTTGCCATTGGTGCCTGTTTTCACAACAAATGATTCCATACATCACATTGTATAAATTACAAAGTAGGTGCTGTCCTCAGAAACATCATCTACTTAAAGATTTTGCCTTCTACTATTGAGCGAAGTCGAAAGCGTCTGGCACTAACGAAAAGTGCAAGTAGCGGTGCGTTTCCTGGCAGAAACTAAACCGTCGCGATTGGCACTGTTGAGTAATAAATACTGGCAGTGCTGAATTGATGGTGTAGCTCAGCGGTAGAGCAGTTGGCTGTTAACCAACTGGTCGGTGGTTCGAATCCACCCACCATCGCCAATTTAGGGGAGTTAGTCCGTAGAGGTAGCGGTGTAGACTGTAAATCTACTGTCATTGCGACTCGGGTGGTTCGACTCCATCACTCCCCACCAAATTGCCGGTTTAGCTCAGTTGGTAGAGCGCCTGCCTTGTAAGCAGGATGTCAGCGGTTCGAGTCCGTTAACCGGCACCAACACAACAGGAAAGAGCATTGAAAACCGCCGAGACTGCCCTGTTTTAAGCGTAAGTCCGTGCAAACGTCATACAGTGCTCTTTTCGTTGTGGTTGATGCGCAGACTGATGCGCGGAAAGAAATGCCCCAGCGACACACGAGGCGAGTTCACACACTGCAATGCAGTCAGTAGCCGGGGTCGCTAAGCCGGAGATCAGTACCGGTAACCACAACAATTGGAGAGTAGGGAGCATGGTGCTCAAGCGGTCTTGAAAACCGTCCCATTGCGCAAGCGATGATGGTTCGATTCCATTACTCTCCGCCAGACACAGCGTTGAGCGGTTTGGCCTTTTAATCACCCAGATTAAGACTCCGCTAACATAAACCAGACCGCTCAACGCTGTGATAGACAATTACGGCAGACGTTCTTAACCATAGCTTGCTAACATCCTAGCAACACTTTTTTCAGCGCAAAATTCAAAGGGGCTTCGGCCCCTTTTTTACTGGGTTGACTCCAGAATATTTCCAGGTATGGTTTTACCACTTTTGGGTCTTCATTTAGCAACGGCAGCATTAGACTGCCTGCATGTGGGTGACAGGATGTGGCAGAAAAACATGGAGATAAGCCAATGAATAAGCGCAACCTCAATATTCTTGCCTCTCTGGTAATCATGCTCGCTCTGACGGGATGTAACGAATCGGAGATCGACAAAATTACCTTAATAGGTAGAGATAAAAGCGATCTTGCACAGAACTATAAAGCCCAGTTCCAAGAGCAAACACCCAGTATTGAGGTATTCGCTCTTCAAGATAAAAATGCACCGAATGAACAGGAACCACATACGCATGGAAATCTCATTGATGGAAAGGTTGAATCGTCTTTAACGACAAATGTCGGTAAGTATACGTTCATGCAGATCGGTGAAATGATGACAAGGGAGTACGGAAAACCGGTAGCAACGAAAGACAGAATTTTCGACCAAGAAGCTATCTCAGGTATGGACTGTATTGAGACAAAGACCTGTGGTGCAGGCAAGTATTATGAAGTCTATCGAGGGAAGGATCGTTTAGTAATGGTGATTAACGGTGCAGGCTTTGTGAACGAAAAAGAGGGTGTAACATTGCTTTCTATCACCGATAAGATGATTAAAGTTTCACGCTTGAAAGAAGACAAACGCAAATAGCCATAGATTGTTTAACACTGCGAGGTTAAATGTGAGTAACAGAGATGATTTTTCCCCATCGGTGAAGCGAACACTAGCCGAACGCGTAGGCTGGAAGTGCTCTTATCCTGGCTGCAACCAGACAACTGTAGGTCCAGATAGCAGTGATACAAACAGCAGGATTAATAATGGTATTGCGGCACATATTACAGCAGCAGCGCCAGGTGGACCGAGATATGATCCTAGCTTAACCCCAGAACAGCGAAGCTCGATTGATAACGGTATATGGATGTGTCGTTCACATGGCGCACTCATTGACTCTGACTACACTATCTATTCCGTTGAGCAATTGAAAAACTGGAAGCAGCTGGCCGAAACTCAACAATCTCTTCTGCTACAGATGACGCACCAGGTGAGTCAGAACAATTACTCAGAAAGAGACGTCGGTGTTTTAAAAGCCATTACTGATATTTTTAATTACAACTACCTCCAAATGCTGAAGAGCGAACAGTTCCGGGCAAAAGTTAGCACCGACATTACCGACCCTCTCTACGCATTTGATAATATTGCCCATAACCCCTTTTACAGCTTCAATGATGTTGTTTTAGAAACAATCCGTATGGAGTTGGTCGGGAAAGTGAACAACTTTTGGGCGCTGTTCAGAGAACATTCTGCTGGAGGGCTTGGGTATTATGATTATATCGATATCCCCCATATCAGACGTTTTTATCCTGATCAGGTTGAGCGCTATTACGGAATCATTAACCAAACACAAGATCTGGCGTATGAAATCAGCATAACGGCACAGAAATTACTCGAAATTAGAGCAAAACTGCCGTGAGTCATGACGATATCCCTCTACATAGTAGAGGGATAATGCACAAATAATAGGTAATGACTTACCTATTATTTGTCGGTATAGTTCTTTCATTATTCACTTAAAAGGACTCAATATGGGAAACAAACGTAAACAGGCGCGTCGCGCAGCTCATCAGGCACTGAAGTCAAAACCATGTATCCACTACTGCGAAATTGGCACAATCATCGTTAATGAACAGCAGTTGCACGAGGTGAAGTGATGAAAGTCGTTATCTACGGACGAGATAACTGTTCATACTGCAAACGTGCGGTCGAGCTGGCGAAGCAACTAAAGGGACATGGCTACGGTGATTATGAGTACATCGACATCACCACTGCCGGTATCGACAAGGAAAAACTTAGTGAAATTGTTGGTAAACCGGTAGAGACTATCCCCCAGGTACTGATCAATGGCCAACCGATTGGCGGATACACAGAACTGGCTGCATACGTCAGCACCCTCTGATTTAAACGGCTCACAAGAGCCGTTTTTATTCCCACCAAACTCACTCCTGTTTCCCTTAAAATTCAAAAAACAACGTCTAAATGATTCCATACCTACTATGTATGGAATCATTACTGAAAATGAGTTACTTTTACTCTTGATCCTATAAGAATCTATGCCTAATATACTGTTTACTTATACAGTGAATCGGCGTAACTCGGTGATTGTCATATGAAAAATAGCTTTGACAGAGCACGCGCTGCGGAGAACACCTCAAAAGAGGCGATTGAGTATCTCGAAAGAGCATCTCAAATGCAGGCCGTTATGATCTCGCAGGTCAGCAATGACATGAGATTCTCGGACGCATTCATGTTATTCACTCGCTTATCTCTGCTGATAACAAGACGTCGGCCAGAGATCGCTGTTCATTGTATTTTGATACATGTTTTTCCGCACATTGCCGATGTAAAAGTAAGTGACATTAATAGGTTCATGGTGAACCAACTGGTCAACCCACTAATACTGGATGGCAAAATTGTTATGGGCCGCCGCGTTTTCTCTCTGATGAAGCAGTTCCTTAGCTGGTGCGCCTTCCAGGGGATGATAGACGTGTCACCGTTAAACGATATGTCACTAAACAAAGTTGCCGGTGGCGCAAAGCCCACACCTCGCGAGCGGAAGCTGACCGACGCAGAGGTATGGGTGTTCTGGAATATATGGGACTACTTCAATGTGTGCGCTGGTACAAAATGGGCGGCCAGGCTGTGTCTTGTATCCGCAAGACGACCTGACGAAGTACTGCGGGCTAAAAAAAGTGAGTTCAATCTTAAGCGTGGGGTTTGGAATCAAGGCAAGAGGAACAAATCTGCCCGTGAGCATTCTCTGCCTTTAAGCTCATTAATGCGCACTTGTATTGAAGAGTTGTTCGAATATGGTAAAGACAGCCAGTGGCTCGTGCCTTCGAATAAAAAAATCGGGAAAGACCTTCCTATGTCTAAAGTGGCAATAGCCCAGGCATTACGTCGTATTCTGGAACGACCAGAACTGATGGAGCTTGAGCCATTTACACCCCGAGATTTGCGCCGTACTGCGCGTAGTTACTTCCCAGCATTAGGCATAAGCCAGGAGGTATCACGTAAAATCATGAACCACAGTCTTGAGGGGATAGATCGGGTCTACGACCGGCACGATTATATGGACGAGATGCGAGACGCCTTAGAAAGTTTCTCGACGTACATCGCATCAATCGTAGAGCAACCGGATTTAGACGAAATTGACCACAAATTTAAGGGAGATCGTCTATCAACAGAGCTTATTCGTGTAAATTTTTCATAGAGACTTTATGGCCTCAACAACCTTTTGTGATGCGCCTTTCTCTTTACCGAATCGCTCGTTATATGCAGCAAGAACCTGTTTTTCGTCCTCGTTAAGAGGAGCAGTGCCTTCTTTGTATAAAAATGCTGCGAGTTCGGGTTGGCGTTCTTCCAGCACCATCATCATAAGACGACTTGGCTCAATGCCCAGTGCCAGCGCCAGCGGACGAACCTTATCGATAGGCAAAGGAATTTTGCCGCTTTTAATTAAAGAAAGGTTGTTGGCGTTTTTATACCCAATTGTTTTGGCTATCTGGGCCTGGCTCATAGGTGAGGATTCAATCAACCCTGCGATAAAAGCAGCATAGCGACTTTCTATAAATTCAATCTTGTTGTCAGACATTGTTACAACCTTTGCGCGTTCAATTCTCTCTGGTAAGTGCTTACCGATATTACATCAAAGGTTAGGGTTGTAAAGCTATTATCATTTTTTCGATAGGCACTTAAAAGACCGGTTAAAGGCCATTGCACGGAGAAAAATTAGCCCAAAACAGGTAAGAAAATTAACTTGCATATGATATGAATGTATTCAGTATTGATATAAATTTTAGTAGTATTCCTTACCATAGTATAAGTTAGAATGGATTGATTGAATGAACACCACTATTTCCAGCCTAATCGCTCTTGAGATCGGACACGTACAGAAATTAGCTGATGAGTGTGTAGCTGACATCCTCACCGATCTACCGAATGAGCAGATTCAGGTTGGTGTGAATGACACAACTGGCTTTATATTCGAACTTAACAACAAACGCTTCACGCTTCTCAATATCGGCTCCGGGTCTTTAGCCGTCAGAATCTGTTAACCCCTCTTCTCCCTGCGCGAATGGCTTAGTTCCCTGTTCGCGCAGTGCTACATTAAACACACTAGTAAATAATTTGTTTTCATAACAAAGGATTAGCCATGTCTAAAAAACGTTCCATCAAAGAGGTTCAGGACTTCCGTGACAGTGTAAAACGAGTAGTCGCTCTCCTTTCAGGTAAAAACATCCCTGTTGCAGAACGAGGGGACGACGCTTATGTACGCTATAACGATGATGGAGAGCCAATTCTCGTAAACATCCCATCAATCCCGGATAACGCAACACCGGCATTGATGAATGCTGTGCGCGGATTTCTCGATCATGAGGTTGCTCACATTTTGTTTACCGATATTCGTGTGTCCAACAAAATGAGAGAAAAAGGACGCGTTCCTTCCTGGTCGCTATGGAATGCCTTAGAAGACGTGTTCATCGAGCGAAAAATGGGTCAGGTCTTTAACGGAACAAGACGTAATCTGATGGCAACTCAGCGCCTTATAATCGAAAAAGTCTTTAAACCAAAGGCTTCAGAGGCTATTGCTTATTGTGGCAAAGATCAGCGCGCGCTTTTTCTAAACTTCTTTCTCTGTCCGGTTGTAAGAGCCTGGGATGGCCAAGCACCGTTCGTAGATTTCATGGATGAACATTGGCCTGTCATTGAGAAACCAATTTCATTATTAAAAGAACATGGTATCGATGTGGCCGTGCGTAACATGTCTTGCACCGAGGATTGTGTAAAGGTGGCTGCGACCATAGCTAAGATCCTCAAAGACACTGAAAGTGAAAGCAAAGGTAAGGAGTCAGCTCCGGGAAAAACTTCCGATCCTTCAGACGCTGACCAGACGGATGCCTCTGGAGAAAACAGTGAAGACAACGAAGATCATGAGACACCCTCAGCGTTAGATAATCACAAATCTATCAAATCAGAATCACATAGTAAGTACAAACATGATAACAACGACAGTGATGATTCAGATAATTCTGAATCATCAGAAACAATATTCGATGATACAGAAAATGATAAAGAGGTATCAGATTCTGATGCTTCTGATAACGCGGCGTCAGAATCATTACCCGCTGACCACGAAAAAAGAAAAACGACAGAAGACGGCTCTTCAGATATCCCAACTCCGTCAAAAATGAGTCTGGAAGAGGCTTTAGAGGAGTTGGATAGCATGGAAGATGAAGTCGGAGGCATGACAGAAGATGCGCTATCCGAAACGATTAAAAGCGAGTTAACAGAAAGCTCGAAAAGCGAATACAGGCCATACAATCGCTCATACGACTTCATCGGCTCGATTGATCAGGCAGAAGCCCATATCAAACGGCTTATTAAAACATTCTCCGATATTGATTTGGGAGGATATCCAATCAGCCGCTATCGCATCGTTCCTGAAGGCAACCAGCTCTTCGACAAATATATTGAAAAGCACCTTTCGTCAGGTGTTTCGTCGACGCTGGCAAAAGACCTGGAACGTGCAATAGCAAGCAGAAACAGAGTTCAGTTTATACCTGGCCAGCGTCGGGGGCGCATTCATGGTTCAAGTATCTACAGATTAACAATGAATGATGATCGCGTGTTTCGTAAAAAAGAAGAATCTAAAGCCGTTAACGCCTGTGTTCAACAAGTGATTGATTTATCGGGTTCAATGAGTGGCGAAACGATAAAACTAGCTCTTGCAAGTGCATATACCATCGCCGATGCACTTGATCGAATAAATGTTCCCAACATTATCACCGGCTTCACTACATTTGGCAGTCATATGGCAGCAGGAGAACTTAAGGCTATCAAATATGAGTTCTCTCGCTTTGAATCTTTAATGCTACCTATCATCAAAAATTGGAATGAAAAAGCAAATTCTCGCGAAGTTCGCTCACGTATGGGGTGCGTAGGCTACACATTCCCACTTCTTAATAACGTGGATGGTGAAAGCATAGCCAGCCTTGCATCGTTATTTTCCGGTCGCATGGAGGACAGGAAGATCATGCTTGTTCTGAGTGATGGCGCGCCGTGGGCTGTTGGGAGAGGTTTTGACGCTCATTTGCGTTCAGTTGCGAAGCAAATTGAAACGCAGACTGATATTGATTTGATGGCAATTGGCATCATGACTGACGCACCGGAGAGATTTTACTCAAATCATGCCCTGGTAACGAGCGTTGATAGTCTTGGTTCATCTGTAGTTACTGAACTATATCGTATCATTTTAAAGTGAACAAAACAGCCTTAATGATAAGTAACCACTTACGATAGATGATGATATATTTATATAAGAAGTTGAACGCTCATTAGAGAACAAAGGAAAAACGCATGACGACTACTGCACTGCAAAATGAAAAAAATCCTTCTGATTACCTTGTTTGCAAGTGGTGCGGCAAATCATTTCACTATTTTAAGTCCCATGTAGCCAATGGTAATTGCGAGGGCATTCCTGAGTCAGTAAAAGATGCCGATCCTGACACCGTACTGAAAATGTACACAACGCAGTTTCCAGATGAACCAACGCTATCGAAAAAGGCACTTGATGCAATTCAAGCTAAACGTGCCGAGCAAAAAAGCGAAATGGCCAAATCTTCTGGCTTGACCAGTAGCCCTGGCTACACAGGCACAGTTGAGTACAAGACAGATCTGGTCGCAGCTCACGAACTGCTAAACGTAACGGTGGAAGAACTCGGAACAAAACGTGGGACGCCGCTCATGGTTAGCGTCAACGTCAATACGCCGTATCCAGAGTTCGTTCCCGAAGTGAAGAAAGGCTACGTATATGGCGACTTCGAACTGATCAAAGATATTTTCATGATGCTTGAACTTGGCATACCTGGCTATTTGTGGGGTCATGCAGGAACAGGCAAATCGTCATTGCCTACACAGCTATGTGCTTTGCTCAATCGTCCGTTGATCCGTGCCCAACATACAGCATCAATGGAAGAGGCACATGTTACGGGGCAAATTCTGGCGCGTGATGGCTCTACGTATTTCGAACCTGGCTTGCTTGCGCTCGCAATGAAGCATGGCTGGGTTTACCTCGCGGATGAATACGACTTTGCGTTTCCACAAATTCTTGGCGTGTATCAGCCAGTGCTGGAAGGTGAAGCGTTGGTCATCAAAGAGGCAACTCCAGAATGGCGTCGCATTACTCCGCATGAACGGTTTGCTTTCATTGGCACTGGCAACACGAACGGATCTGGTGATGAAACCGGCTTGTACCAGGGTACAAACATCCAGAACGCCGCGAACTTTTCGCGTTTTGGCATCGTTTCGAATGTGAAATACATGAGCAAAGACGCAGAGATCAACATGTTGACAAATGCAGGCATCGTGGATGAATACGCTGAAAAGATGGTTAAGTTTGCCGGTATCGTTCGCGATGGATACGAAGAACACCTCATTAGTCAGCCAATTGGCCCTCGTGAACTTTTGTTGTCGGCCAAGATTGGAATGATGCGAGGCGACTTTGTGACAGGTATTGAGCGTTCTTTCATTAACAAACTCCCTTCAGCTTCTGCACAAGCGGCTCGTGAAGTTGTTCAAAAAATATTTGGTTAATCGTGCGTAAAGGATGTTTCGGCTCTCTTATCGCTGCTTCTGAAACTGGTAAGGCTTGTCTGGTGTGTCCAGACAAGCCCGATTGTCACCAATCAGCAAAAGAAGTTGCGATTTCGATGCATGGGAAGTTCGTAGGCTTCCCCAATGACAAAATCAAAAAAACCAGAAAGGTAAAAACACATGAAGGCACTGATGGTTCGAACTGACTTCTCACTTGGGGAGTCGGCTCTAAAAGCAGAAAACGCGGTGAAGATTGCCAGAGAAGCTGGCTACACCGCTGTAATTTCAGCAGATAGCATGAATATTGCGAGCGTTATTCCACTACAACGTGCCGCTGGTGACGACATGGCGGTTATTTGTGGTGTGAAACTAAACATTGTTGATGATCCCACATACGAGCACCGGGCTAAACTTGCTAAAGAATCTATGAGATGTATGGAATCATTAGAGCGGGGACGTAACTACTCGTTTACCGCTCTAATTAAAAATGAGCAAGGATATCGCGACATCTGCGAACTAATGACGGTGGCCAACACACGAGAACAGTTCTACTTTGTACCGCGTCTCTCGCTCGAACAGTTGGTTTCTACATATGCCAAAGGCAACATCATCCTGCTTACTTCCGACATCGGTAGCGTGTTCCAACGCAACGATTTTGCAAAAATCATAAGCACACTGATTACAGCGGGTGGAAAAGACAACTTCTATAGTGTGGTCTATCCGCACCCTACCCCATTCTACGACCAGATTAACGTCCGGGCGATGAAAGTCGCCAGCGCACTGAAAATAGAGCCAGTAGCGTTCTATCCCGCTTATTACGAATCGATCGACGATGCTGACATTAAAGACATTGCGCACATGGTTACGAACAACATAAAAATCGACCAGCCGCATCGTCTGCGTATCCCCCACCAGCGAGATAACGCCATCAATGGTCGTCGCCATCTCCTTGAGGCGCTTAAAGCCTTCTCCGTTCGCATGGATGTGCCAGTAACAGCTGCAATGGCCTCAACAACGCAGGACTCCATTATCGATGCCTGCACATGGCGCTGGCATGAATTGCCACCAGCACTGCCCAAGATGGCAGACGACGAGCCTGCAACGCTTATGAAACTGGCTGTTGCAGGGCTGCGTAAACGTCTTACCACAAAAGAGTTTGGCTACACACCACCTGCTTCTGAGAACAGGGTTTATGTTGAGCGGCTAAAGTACGAAATGGACACGCTGACTCGCCTGGGATTCTGTGGTTACTTCCTGATGGTGCGCGATCTGATGAATCATAGTCGTGAAACTGGCATTCCCGTTGGGCCTGGTCGTGGTTCCTCTGCCGGTTCTCTGGTGGCGTGGTGCATAGGCATAACCAACGTCGACCCAATCCGTCACGGTCTTCTGTTTGAGCGTTTCATCAACCCTGAGCGTCTCGACTTGCCGGATGCGGACTTGGACTTCAGCCAGGCACGTCGCCATGAGGTGATCGAGTATCTGAATGAACGCTACGGCGAAGATTACGTTGCAGGCATTCCGAACTTCACCTACCTGGGCGCAGCCTCTGCACTACGTGACACCGCTCGTATTTATGGTGTGGAGTCCGCAGATATGGCGGTATCAAAAGAACTGAAGAACGTCGAGGATGATAGCCTTCCATTGGAAGAGCTGCGCGAACAACTGGCAAGTCTCGACAAATACGCAACAAAATATCCTGATGCATTCAATGCAGCCTGCAAGTTACAAAGCCTTATGCGTGGCTTTGGTAGACATGCGGCAGGGATGATCGTAGCAGGTGTTCCTCTGACAGAACGTACACCGGTTGAACGCCGTGGTGACGCGCGTTGTATCGCATTTGACAAGCGTTACTGCGAGGCTATGGGCCTAATTAAGCTGGACGTGCTTGGCCTGGCAACTCTCGATTTGCTCGATAGTGCAAAACGCTACATAAAAGAGAACACAGGTGAAGATATCAATCTTGATGCCATTTCTCTTGAAGATCGCAAGGTGCTGGATGGTTTTGCTGCAGGGTATACACAGGGCGTATTCCAGCTTGAATCAGGCCCAATGCGCAAGCTGCTTAAAGATTTAGGTGGTGGAATTGAGCCAATGAGCTTTAAAACGGTCGTCGCTACAACTGCGCTCTTCCGACCTGGCCCGATTCAATCCGGCATGTTGGACGATTATGTGTCCGTGGCCAAAGGCTTCATGGCCCCACATTCCTTACACCCAATGCTGGACGACATCTCTCGCGACACAAACGGAGTTCTGATTTATCAGGAACAGATCATGGCTGCTACGCGAATCTTGGCGGGGTTCTCAATGGCGGAAGCAGACTCGGTCAGGAAAGCGATCGGGAAAAAAGATATGGAGAAAATGAAATCCATTGGCGGCGACTTCATTAAGCGAGCGGAGGAAGGCTGGGTGACAGTGTCACTGGATGATGGTTCTACGAGAAAAATCCATAAAGCAGCACGCCTACTTTGTGCTGATGGTGAGCGTCGCACTTATGCCGAAGCAATGGCAATAAATGCCGACATAACGAGCTTCGATATTTGAGAATTAATTTATAAGATAAGAAAACAATTTGTTTAGTGAGTCTTAGAAATGCCGAGTACGAAGTACAAAATCACAGAAGAATGGTTACGTCAGCGTTACATGGTTGACCTGATGAGAAAAGAAGACATTGCCGCCGAAGCTGGTTGCAGCAAGGCAAATATTGACCGCTTATTAGCCAAATGGGGGATCAGGCGCGGAAGCGCGCGGATCTCCGCTACCCCAGCCTGGAATCGTGGCAAAAACAAAAATAATGACGAACGTATGAAGCGTCTCTCCGAAGCCCGGACTGGCACTGGCAACCCTATGTATGGGAAAACCTCGTGGAATGCCGGTCTGCGTGCTGATATCGATGAGCGAGTGGCCACCGTTTCGAAAAAGCTAACCGGCAGAACAATCCGCGCGGAGACGAAGGAAAAGCTGGCGGCTGCCAAACGCGGAAAGATCGGAGAAGAAGCGAACAACTACAAAGGTGGCATCATCGTAAAAACCAACGGCTACATGATGCAGCTGGTTGGTAACAATGGCGTTTCGCAATACGAATACGTTCATCGATTGATAGCGAAAGAACGTCTCGGTCGGGAGCTACGTGACGATGAACATGTCCACCATATTAACCGCGATACGATAGATAACGCCCCTGGGAATCTTGTAGCACTTCCAGAAGACGCCCACATTCGCCTGCATAGTGAAATGCGTGAAGAGATATGGAGCTGGGAGCGCCAACGGAACTGGCTGGCCTCCAATGGGTATGAGTTCGTGAAGATTGATGAGGTGACTGCATGAAAATTACCGGTGTTGTCGAAGAGAGCAATGGCCTGACGCACGAACGAGCCGAAGAAATCTGGAATATGTTTGAGAAATCCGGCGCGTATGCCTTCAACAAATCACACTCTGTTGCTTACTCCTTAATCAGTTATCAATCTATGTGGTTGAAAACTCATTATCCCGCGGAGTTCTTCGCTGCTGCTCTCACTATTCTTGGCGAAGATAAACACCAGGGGCTGGTTAAAGATGCGCTGACCTATGGTATTCGCGTATTGCCACCAGACGTTAACGTGTCATCTAACCGAATCGAGATCCGCACGCTTGAAGATGGCAGCCAGGTGCTGTATGCGCCCTTCTCTGCTGTGAAAGGGTGTTCTGAGAATGGCTGCCAAGCCATCATGAGAGCGCGAGAAAAAGTTGGCGGCAAATTCGAGTCACTGGCGCAATTCGAAGAAGCTGTCGAGAAACGTGCCTGTAATAGTCGAGTGCGCGAATCGCTGCAAAAAGTAGGGGCGTTTGCATCCATCGAGCCAGGTAGTCTGCCAGCAACTGATCCAGAGCGCCTACGCGACCAGGCTGAATTGATGGGAAACCTTGTCATAGACGCAGTTAAAGCGTCACGTCCGTTTGAGATGAACCCCAAACGTTCGGCTGAGATTAACGTACTCATGACGCGGATGGCGGCTGAAATGGGCTTAGGTGATGAACTAATCCGCCCCAGCATTGGTATTAAGCCGAAAATCATGATCATTCTGGACAATGCGAACGGCAATGATGCTCGAACCGGTTACTTTATGGAGAACGGATACGACGATTTTAAGGCCAAGCTGTTGACGGCTGGGGATTTGCGCATGGGCGATCTCTATGTCACAGGCGTTTGCAAAAAGGTGAAAGACAAAGAAAAGGACTACACCAAAGACGAGATCGGCCAGTTCACCGACTTTATGCGTGAAGAGATCAATCTGGTGCGCCCGACCTATGTGCTGACGTGTGGTAGCCGGGCAACGGCATTGTTTAACAACAAAAACAAGCCATCCGATTTGGTCGGCAGGAAGGAGTATCTTCCAGACCTTGACGTTACTGTCTTTTACGGGTTTAACCCCAACATTCTTTACTTCAGACCTGAAGAGGGAGAACGACTAGAAGCGATATTAGCCGACGTAGCAGAAACTATTAAGTCGTGATCCAATAAACATGGCCTCTATGGCCATGTTTTCTCTTATCCCCTCATATCCCCTATCCTCGAACTCCTTGCCTTATCATCACAATGATATAATCAATATAAGATGATAAGTAAAAAGGAAAGCACATGATCACCGATATTTACGAGAAAATAATGTCTGATCTCGAGTTTGACCGAGACAATCTGGAGGAAGTCTGGCGTAGACAACCCCGCCTTTTAATGGAGTATGGCTCAAAACTCGCTCATGCAGAAAGAAGTGTCGCAGAGGCAAAACTTAACCTTGAAGCTGTTGAAGCAAAGCTATACGACACAGAGCGTAAGAACTTGAGTATGAACGGCATTAAGTTCAACGAATCTGTACTGGACGCTAAGGTTAAAACAAACCCACAGTATCTGTCTAAAAGGCAGAAGTTGGATGAAGCACGGCACATCGCAGACATATACAAACATGCTGTCGCCGCCTTTTCGCATCGCCGAGACATGATCGTTCAGGCGTCAAAGATGGCCATCGTTGAATTAGAGCGATTAGGCTCTGAACGCTTTATTACTCCCCGTTGATTTTTGATAGATAATAAGTAAGTACTGATCTATCATTTAACAGCTCGAAAGAGCCACGAATGAACGAAAGCCCAACGCGCATAGCGCCATCGGCCAAATCACAACAAGGAGAAACACATGTCTAAGACATTACTTGATTTGCTTAACAAAACTCGTGAAGACATTGCCGCCAAACGTGGTAACAACGTTGATCTGACTCGCTTAAAAGACGGCGTCAACTATATCCGCATCTTCCCGAATAAAGACGACCCAAACGGTAAGTTCTTCCAGACTTTCGGTATGCACTACGTTAAGTATCAGAACGAGGAAGGTAAAGAAGCAACCAACGCTTATATTTGTGAGCAACATACTCACGGTCGCGCTTGTCAGCTATGCGAAATGGTGATGGAAGGTCGCGCTCGTCACAAGGGTAACAAAGCAATGGAAGAACGCATCGGTCAAATGCGTGCCACTCCTCGCTACCTGGTCAACGGCATTCTTTCTGCTCGTGAGGATTTCGCAGATGCTGAGAAATGCCAGTTAATCGAGCTGCCGTCTACTGTATTCGATGATATCTGCAAAGCAATCACCGAAGACATCGCTGATGATATCGGCAATCCACTGAGCAAAGAGGAAGGCTACGCATTCCTGATTAAACGTACTGGCTCTGGTCGCGATACCAAATATGACGTCTCGCCTAAGCGTAAAGTCTACAAAGGCGATATCGAAGATAAATTCTGGAATACCCAGCATGATCTGATCGCATACGCAAATCAGGCTGATGAAACTCGTCTTCTGTCGACAGTTCGCACTATGGGTCGTCTGATTGGCATCGCTGCACCAACTGCCGCAGCATCTGCACCAGCAATTTCCTCAACCGCGAAAACATCGGCTGCGGCACTACCTGGATTTGGCTCTGTCACTGGTCATACGGAGGGTGCGACTGCTGTAGCTACCGCTCATACCCCAGCTTCTGAACCAACCAGTCTGGTTGATGAAGAAATCCTCCGTGCCGTTGAAACTGAATTTAAACCAGAAGCAAGTTCCGCTGCCGTTGCAGTATCAGTCAAAGAGTCTGAAGCAGTCGCAGCGACATCTGTAGCAGCCGCATCTGCGACGGAAGATGAAGGTCTGGATGACCTACTGAGAGAGCTGGACTCTCTGTAATCCCATTACGTGACCAGTAAGGCGTCTACGGACGCCTTACTTTTTGGAAGGAATGTACCGGTGAATTATCTCTTCGTAGATGGCAATAGCCTGGGTTATTACCACCAACAATCTGACAAATTGCACAACGGCGAAATGGAAGTACAGGCTGCTTTCGGCTTTGTTAAGAACGTCCGTCGTTATGCCTCCATCCTCCATGCCCGACCTATGATTCTTTGGGATGGATTTAGTGACAAGCGTCGCGACTTTTACCCGGACTACAAAGCAAATCGCGACGACGATCCTGATATGAAAAAGATGAAGGAAGGCTTTGCTATCCAGAAGCCATACATCCTCAAAATGATGACCGCGCTTGGAGTTACCCAACTCATTGCAAAAGATGCAGAAGCGGATGATCTGGCCGGGCTGCTGGTAGCCAGCATTGCACCGCAGCCAATCGTTGAACACATCTATCTGTTAACAGGCGATAGCGACTGGCTTCAGTTAGTTCGCGAAAACGTAAGCTGGGTAAGCCTGCGCGAAGACGCCAAAAACAAGCAGGTTAATTTTGAGCAATTTGCGGAGCTGACAGGATTCGCTACTCCTCGCGCATTTTTGGAAGCAAAAGCATTACAAGGCGATAAATCGGACAACATTAGCGGTGTTGGTGGCATTGGTGCTGGCGGTGCGAAAGAGCTGCTGCATGAATGGGGAAGTGTCGCAACGATGGTACGCGGCATCAACGACGGCTCAATCGTGGTTGACAAAGGACGCCATAAGACCGCCTTCAACAAACTAGCGAAGAATGCCTTCAACGAGAAAACAGGCTGTCGAATGCTCGAAGCGTTCAAGAGAAACATCACGCTAATGAACCTGATTGAGACGAAGTTTCCGCCTACCGAAATCGAAACAATCAAAGGCAATCGTGACGTGAAAGCATTCGAGCAACTGTGCTACGAGCTGAATTTCCGTTCGTTCCTTGAAGACCTTGAAGTGTTTGTTCTTCCATTCGAAAGGTATTGCTAATGCTTAAATCGATTATTAATGGCGCTACAACCACCCCTGCCCAACTGGCAAAAGAGATTGTCTTTTATCACGGTGAGTACGCTGTCATCGCACTGCCGTCAATTCTAGGCGCTGCCGGAATGAAAGCGACAGATCGCGAGTTTGGATTAGTCAGCGAGCAGGTCGTAAAAATCCTCGCTCGTGTATCCAGACTCCTTAACCACGATGCGATTGTATTCGACGAATCCGCCGCTTTAAAACGAATCAACGAAACAAAAGGAGCCTGATCATGGCAAAAGGAAAATCCGCACTGGCACTTGCTCTGAAAAAGAAAATCGGTAGCAACGACGAAATTCAGAAAGTAACTCATTGGATTGACACAGGCTTTCCTCCGTTAAACAAAGCGATTTCCGGTCGTTACGATGGCGGTTTCCCATGTGGTCGTATCGTAGAAGTATTCGGGCCACCAAGCGCGGGGAAATGTGTTACCGCAGACACCATGCTGCTGACGGAGCGTGGAATGGTAACAGTGAAAGAGTTGTTTGAGATTGAAGGGTACAAAGCGACATGCACTACTCGCGATGTAGAGCATAACGTTGGACTCATCAATGAAAATGGCGTGATAGAGAAGACCTCACACCTGACATGGAACAACCGTCGCAAATTCAAGCGTATTAAGCTGGCATCAGGCGGTTATATCGAGGCTACGTTCCGTCACCCAATCCGTGTGGTTGACGACTTAGGTAATGTCGTCTGGCGACATGCTGAAAAAATCAGTGTAGGCGACACGATTCCTTCAATGGTTGGCACACATCAATTCGGCGATCAGCACCTGGATGCCAATATCGCAAAACTGATGGGCTATTTAATTGCTGACGGATACGTGGCCTCTGAAAATTCAGTGAATTTTTCTAACACAGATCCTTTCATCAAGGATGAGTACTACCGCCTCATTTCGCTGGTATCAGACAAGATGCCAGTTACGAGAAAACATAACGGCTCGGAAGACCATGTGCTGTTTAGCAAAGAGGTGCGTTCGCTGCTTTTTAAAGAATATGGTCTGGAGTATGAGAAAGCTGCTGGCAAGCAGGTTCCGTTGAGTGTGCGTCGCGCCAATAGCGAGGCTCAAATTGCATTCCTTCGCGGCTACTTTGAGCTGGAATGCCACGTCAATGATGGTCGCTGCATTGAGGTTGTGAGCGCGAGTGGGCTGCTGCTACAGCAAATTCGCCTCATGCTCCTGAATCTGGGGATTACGTCAACTATCTCTGAAAAACACGTCGCGGGTTATGAAAATACATATTACCGGCTGTCATTCAGTGGCTCTAATTACGACCTTTTTCTGTCAACGATTGGTTTCGAATCTCCGGCACGTTTATCAGTGGCAACCAAACGGGACATTGGTTTTGACCGCACTTACTCAGGCTATGTTCCGCACATCAGCGGCTTAGTGAAATCACTCTACGAGTCGCTCACCAAGACCACCCGTGAAGACTACGCTCTGGTAGACCACGTTATTGGCCGCGGCGATCGTGTCGGAATAGACAAACTGCGAGAAATCTATGTCTCCTTCATTGGCAGAAAGAATCGTTTTAACGAGCATCTGTTTGCACAACTGGCAGCGGTAATTGGCTCTAACTTGTTCTACGACGAAGTCGTGGCTATTGAGGAAGGTGAAGCACCAACGTTCGACGTAGCGATGCCGGAAACACACTCTTTCTGGTCTAACGGGATTATCAGCCACAACACATTCCTTGCAACAGCAGCGATGATCTCCGCTCAAAAACAAGATGGTCTGGCGGTATTCCTCGATCATGAAAACAGTTTTGACGTTGGCCTGGCTGTAGCCAATGGCCTGAACGCAGATGAGGATGACGGTCAGTGGGTATACAAGCAGCCAGATACCTTCGAAGACTCTGTAGAGTTGATCGGCACAATACTTAAATTGGTTCGTGATGAAGAGCTTATCCCCGAATCAGCACCTATCTGTATCGTGGCTGACTCTCTTGCGTCTATGGTTCCGAACTCCAAAGCCGAGAAGTTCGAAAAGATGGCTGAAGGCACAGCCAAAGACAAAGATCAGCTAAACATGAACGACAATACGGCACTGGCTCGTGCGACGAGTGCGAACTTCCCTACTCTGGCTTTGTGGGCACGCAAATACAACGCCTGCATCATCTTCTTGAATCAGGTTCGCACAAAAATCGGTGTAATGTTTGGCGACCCTACTACGTCGCCAGGTGGAGATTCACCGAAGTTCTACGCTTCTGTACGTATCCGTCTTGGTGCATCGGTGATGAAGGATGGTAAAGAGAAGATCGGCCAGGACGTAGGCGCAGAATGCATCAAAAACAAAGTTGCACCACCGTATGGCAAATGCACCTGGAAATTCTACTTCGATCCTACTCGTGGCCTCGACGTTATCGAATCGCTCGTCGAGTACATGCTGGAAGAAGGATACCTGCCAAAGAACGCCAGCGGGCGAGTTGAAATTGGTGACAAGAAATACACCAAATCGCAGATCGTCGAGATGTATCGGGAGAAGCCACTGGCTGAAATCATTGCGGCTTTGCAGGCAATCGACGACCGAAGAGCAAAAGACAACCCCACCGAGTCAGTAGAAGAGTAAACACAAGGCGTCCACAGGACGCCTTTTTTATCTCTTGAAAATATATAAGTACTTACTTATTATTTTCGCATAACAACCACATAGGAAAACACATGATCAAAATCTATCTATTGGCAGTAGCCACAGGCGTTTCAGTGGCTCTCATCTACGGTTTACTGGTTCCGTCGCTGATTTCTACCAAGAGTGATTTAGCCGTCATGTTTGGAGTTATCGTTGGTTTTGGTGCTCCTGTAATCGGTCTTATTGCTGGTCGTAAGTTTATCAACTCATTAATCAAAGCAAAGGGGAAATAAGTAATGAAGAAAGGTTTACTTGCAGTTGCTCTGGCGGCTATTTGCACAATGGGTCTTACTGGCTGTGATCGCGTGGAGCCTGGATACGTTGGCATCAAAGTAAACAAATTAGGTGAAGACAAAGGGATCGGTGAAGTGGTTGGCGTTGGTCGCCAATGGACAGGTCTTAACACCGAACTTTACGTATTCCCGACCTTCAAACAAATGAAGACCTACGACGAACCGTTCACATTCCAGATGAGTGACGGTACTGCTATTGGTCACAAAATTGGCGTTGCGTATCTGGTTAATCGTGACAAGGTAACGACGGTGTTCCAGACCTATCGCAAAGGCGTAGACGATATCACCGAATCAGATCTGCGTCAGAAAATTGCCGACTCTCTAAACCGTTTGGCCAGCCGTATGACCACTGACTCATTTATCGACGGTGGTAAGGCGCAATTGCTGGACAACGCACTGAAAGACATTCAGAAAGAGATGTCTCCGGTTGGTATTGAGGTACTGAGCCTGTCATGGGTTGGAAAGCCTGATTACCCAAAAACCGTCATTGAATCTATCAACGCCAAAGTAACGGCTAACCAGCGTACTCTGCAACGTCAGCAGGAAGTTGAACAACGTAAAGCTGAGGCGAATATGCTACGTGAACAGGCTAATGGTGAAGCTGATGCTATCCGTGCTCGTGCGCAAGCAGAAGCAGACGCCATTCGTCTGCGCGGTGAAGCTCTGCGTCAAAACCCGAACGTTATGGAACTGGAAGCCATCAATAAATGGAATGGCCAGTTACCGCAGTACATGACTCAAGGGGCTAACACTCCTTTCATTACAGTGAAATAACTCCCCTAAAAAGTTCAGGCGTCCAGTTGGACGCCTTTTTTATCGAAATTATCTTATTAAGAAAACAATTTGTTTAAAAGGATAAGAAAACATGACAGTTATTAAGAAACTCTACGATGCCGCAAACGTGGCTCTGGATGTTATTGATGATGAAGTAGCAAAAGGCTTTCCTGAACCTGATTGGGCGCATCAGCTACGAAACGCTATCGCAGAAATGACCCCACCAGATCCAACCCCCGACGAGACAGACTGGCAGCGATTCATCCGTATGTACGCTCAGGAAATAGGTCCAACGCCAACGGCAGAGCAGGCAATGCTGCTGAAATACTTCAAAGAGGCGGGAGAGGATTTACCAATTGATGACTCAGCATATTGGTTCCACTGCGCATGGCGTAAGTATGACGTGATATTCACACAAGGCATGGGAAGCAAAGATATGGTTGTGTGGCATCTACTCCATATAGACACAGCCGTTGACAGAGTTATTGAACAGTTTTTCCCTAACCAAGAAGATTGATCGCCTATTCATAACTAACAAAATAAGTAAACACTAACCAAAAAAGGAAAAACACATGAGAGTTTTAGTTCGAATCGTTACCAGCACTGTCTATGACGTGTTTCCGCTTTTTATGGTCAAAGTCGATGGCCTTAACGATGAAGAAACTGACGCGCTGATCCAGCGTACTCTTGTTGAATATACAGGTCATGACGCTGATTCAGTGATGGTTGATGATGATGGTGTTTGTTGGCATAACGGCAACTGTTGGACGTAGAAGAGACTCAACAAATCAGTAATGAAGATGCTGAACATCTTGAGCGTATTTTAAGCATCAGCACTTTTGAGTGAGTTTACAGTAAAGTTTATATAAGTTAGTATCTACCTATCATGAAGATTTTTATTGAATACTTGTTACTCATCGTTTCAATAGCTTTTGTCATCGACTGCATTTTCACTGGTGTCATTCGTAAAGTCTTTTCCCCGGTGCACGACGTAGTCATAAACGCTTTGGCTATCGTGCTCGTATTTAATTCAGCATTTGATGTAATCAAAGAGGTGGCAGCATGAAGACCATCCCATTCGCGCTGTTGTTTCTTTCTTCGATCGTTGTGGCCGACACCACTGTTTATCAGTGTGAAATGTCTGTAGCCGACGTTAAGAATGGCACTCTTACCGACGTCATAAAAGCACCATATGGAGCGATGGTCGTAGACAGCGGCGACCAGTTCTATGTTGTGCGTGACGATCGAGTGTTGTCATCCCCATATCTCACAAATCGTAATGGCAAATTAACCGGCGTCGGAGAAGACCACTTCGTATACAACAAATACAAGGGCTTCTATGGCGTTCACGCTTCTCAGCAAAGCTACCTTTTCGATGACTGCAAGGAGGTTGGGTAATGGCATTAACACTGGCAGGTCTGGAAATCGAGAAAACAAGCGGCTACTGGCGTGCTAAGGGTTTCAAGCAGCCTGGCATTCTTGAGCGTCTGGAACGTGAAGATGGGTATATCGTCCACCAGCGGCGTGAATGGCGTATGTACGATCCAGAAACAGGAAAACTGACTACAAAAGCCGGAACACTTTGGGGTCTGTTAAAGAAAATACACTAAATGCAAACTGACTGCGGCACGTTCCGCAGTCATATTTCATAGTCGTCACCGCTGACAGCATACACAATCAACTACCGCTGATAGCATATCGAGAGTCTATCTCACCGCTCACAGCATACTTTACTCGATTTTTTACCGCTGACAGCATACTTAAGAAATTGCATGAATAATGTGTCCCGGTATGGGTATAACCAGAACAAAATTACCGCTGGCAGCATACGAATGTCTGACATATACCATTAATTACCGCTGATAGCATATCCAAACAAAAATTCCTCAATAAAACACCGCTGACAGCATACGTTCTATCAGGGAGTAGCAGGCAATAAATGCCTTTCACTACAAGCAATCAGCGCAATAGCAATAGAATGTTAGTGAGCGCAAACCTATATGGAATGCACTCTTCGAGGTTAGTAACCACTGGGGAGGTATGACAGAGCATTGAGTGGTGATAGATGATTTACCGCTCACAGCATACGTTCATCTCACTATACCGCTGGTAGCATATCTTTAACCGTTCACAGCATACTTTTCAGAAAAATAGCCGCTGATAGCATACATTTCACCGCTGACAGCATATCAAAGCAGTTTGAGACTATTGGAAAGGATCTCAATCATCTTGATATTTTCAGGCGTCAAATTCTGCGAAAGTTCGGTTATCTTGTTGATAATGTTCTGTTTGGCATCAATTTCCCCAGCTTTCTCATCTGGTTTTTTGGGTTCGATGTCTTCAGGTTTTGGCGGTGCGACTTTGAGTTTTGGATTGCGGCTGTGAATCTGGATATAGATCGACCGCCCACGCTTAATCTCGCTGTATTCGAGATAGCCCAAATCTTGGAGAGCTTTTAAGCCGTTACGTATAGTCTGATTCTGCGAGCTGACATTTCTGCTACTCAAATTGAGTCGCGCACGCAATCGAGCAAGCGATACCGGCGCAGGCTTGGTTGGAAGACTTTCGATGAAGGTGTACAGAGCCTGTGCTGTTTCTTTGCGTGGTAGCTTATTGATAACCTTTAACTGCAAAAGAACCTTATGGTCAAAGCGATATAGTTCGGCCAGCTTCGGTTCTGCATAGAACACCACCGTATCTTTCTGCTCGTTGTAGTCCACGCTATTGATGAGGTGCACCATCAGAAGCGAGATCTTGTTAGAGCCGTCGACGTTCTTTTCTTCATACGTTCTCTGGAAAGACAGAGTTGTACGCATGATCTTCAAAAGACTGTTTGTAAGCCGGTCGCGGAGTGTTTTGCGGATCTGTGACGATGGATAGCCACAAAACTTAGCAAATTTCGTGATGCTTAACTCGACACGACCGTTAGGTTCGCCGTATTCTGCCAGCGAACGCACAACGCCCACCCACGTTTTGAAATCATGATCCATGTCGAGACGAGGACCGGTTATCTTGATATCGGAATAGCCTTCAGAACGGGCTACTTCGAGCTGGACAAGCTCCTTTGAAGCATCGATCTCATTTGGCTTGTTACGTTTACTGTATTTTGTTCCCTTAAGCGTGGGGACGAACAACCCCAGTCGCATCAACGCAATTGGTTGGACTGTATTGTTGCTATTAGGGACAAGTTCCCCTGTGTACAATTCAAGGGAACCTTCTTCAAAGTTGTCGATGTTATCTTCTACTTCTTTGTTATTTTTACCTTTTTTATTTTTTGTGGACATGTGGACACCTTTGTCATTCAACCGCTGACAGCATACTTGATTTGCCGCTGACAGAATACCAAAAACAGTTGGCAGCATACGGTGAACCGCTGACAGACTATCAATTACCGCTGACAGCATACATGAACATGACTTCAGACCAGTCGTGGCGCGGCTTACAGCGATCGGGGATCTTATTTGATCTATATAAGGATCTATCTATGGATCTCTTTATTAGGATCTATCCTGTGGATATGTGAATAATTAAAACAGGCATTTACTACCTTCGGCGCACCTGGTGGGTTATCGTTGCCTCGGCTAACAATCACAGAAAAATGACATATGGATCTAAAACGCACGCGCTGGGTTCGTCGTCTTGAAGACGGCTCCTACACTATCGAATCAAATTCCAACCTGAATAAGCAGAAGTTGCTTTGTGACATCTGCGGTATAGCGGCGAAGTGCCCGATCTACGAAACCAGAATTAAACTTGATAAGGCTGGTGTGAATTTTCATTTAAACAGTTGCATCAGGTACGTTCCATTACTCGCATTTCGTAAACCGATCATCGGATTGGATGCTCCCTACTTCAACACACTCCGTTCAGGTGTGACGTGGCGAGATCGTTTATCACCAGACAAGCTGATTTGCCTCGTATCCGCAGACACAGGGAAAATCATCCGTTTTGGGAAAGTAGACAAGGTTTACTCAGGCCCAGTAGACGAAATGTTGCGGAAACACAGCCGGTTTAATCATCTCTGTATGGGTGGTGAGAAAATCGAGAAGGTAGAAGAAGTGATCCGCAAATCCTACGGACACTTTCTGACCAAAGATAGCCTGCTCACCGCAATCTACATCAGACATGTAAAACGTGAGTTCGACCTCGAATACCACAGCGAAGAAGAGCTTAACCTTGTTGACCCACGTCCAAAAGCTGGCGTCATAAGCATAAACGCAGCGCGTAAAAAAGCCCACTGACGCGCTGTAACCCTCCAGATCGTATATAGGCGTAGATAGAATCTACGCCTCCTCAAAATAGCTCTCATAGCGTTCTACAGTGATCCTGTCTTATTTTTAGTCATACAGACAAGCAAAGTTGCGCCACGATAAATAGGTATATACTTACTTATAAATTTTGTATATTAAGATGCTCGTTTCATTCCTAACATACCGTTATGCATAGTTGTTTACCTTCTCATTGCTCTTAAAATTTGTATCAAAATAACCACAAAGGAAAAACACATGACTTTGCCATACGGCGTCATTTCTGACTGCCACTACCACAAATGGGATGCGTTCTCCACGACGAACGCAGAGGGGCTTAACTCCAGACTTGAAATACAGTTGGAAGCAACGAAAGAAGCAGCCATCGCCATGAAGAAGGCCGGTTGTAAGTACATGTTGGTTGCCGGTGATACATTTCACGTCCGAGGAACTGTGTCCCCTTCTGTTTTGCATTACGTAACTGAAACGTACAAGTGGATTATCAACGAGCTTGATCTGACAGTAGTAATGCTGGCCGGTAATCACGATCTTGAAACCAACGATTCAGTATATAGCGCCAACGCAGCAGCATCGCTGAGTTCTATCGGCGTGGTAATCGTATGTGGCAAACGCCCACACTCAATAAAAATTGGTGATGTGACTGTCCACCTGATTAGCTGGCGTAACAATCATGCGGAGCTTATCAGCGATCTGAAAGCATTACGTAAGAGCGTAGAAGGTGATAATCATGACGTTGTTATCCATACATCCATTAACAAAGCCATTCCAACAATGCCTGACGTCGGTATCGATGCGCAGGAGTTAAAGGATATCGGCTTTCGTCTCGTGCTTAGTGGGCATTACCACAACCACAAAGAGGTCATTCCTGGAGTTATCAGTGTCGGTGCGCTGACCCATCAAAATTGGGGAGATGTTGGATCTCTGGCTGGTTACATGATCGTAAACCCGGACGGCAGTTTCAGTCACTACGAAACCAGTGCGCCTAAATTCATTAACCTGGAAGATTATGTTGCCGATGACCAAATTCGCGGCAACTACGTGCGTTTCCGCGCCGTAATTGAGAACGATGAAGAAGGCATTAAGTACCAGAACATCCTCAAAACAATGGGTGCAAAAGGTGTCGTGTGCAACTTCATCCGTAAGTCATCAATGATGGAAGGGACAGCAAGCACAACGGAAACCAGCAAAATCGATAGCCTGGGAGAGTCGGTATCTGCTTATTGCAAGATTGTCCACGATACTGACGGCGGATTTGATCTGAGCAAGTTGGATATTTTGTGTCAGGAAATCCTCACCGAAGCGGAGAGTTCGGAGGCTGTGTGAGGCAAAGTCGTTATGGGAGCTTTCGAGACTTTGCCATCACGATGAAAAGACTTGAACGAGGCCAGACGGTGATGTTTCACAAGCCCTACCCGCCACAAGGAAATCCCGTAGCGTTTTATCTTGGAAGGTTAACCAGAAAAGGCGTATTGAGGCGCAGATCCTTCCCGGCGCATACGGAGTTCAGATTGAAAGAAGGTCAAAAGCTAACACACGGTATCAAAGGTGTTATATGAAGTTTTTAAAGCTCCAGGTTGAGAATTTTATGGCTATCGCCAGCGCGGAGGTCGAGTTAGATCAGCGTGGTTTAGTGCTCATTCAGGGTGTTAATAGTGATGATAGTTCCGCATCAAGTAATGGCTCTGGAAAGTCAACGCTAATGAATAGCCTGATGTGGTGTCTTTATGGCGAAACAGCTCATGGTGTGAAGGGTGACGATGTGTTGTCTACCGACCATGAAAAGAACTGTCGTGTTGCAGTAACCATCGAGGATGAAGGCAAAAGATATGCGATCATTCGTCACCGTAAACACAAAGAGTTCAAAAATCGGCTTATCGTTCGTGGTGAAGACGGCGATATGACGAAAGGCAAAGATGCGCTGACGCAAGAGTTCGTCGAGCGTCTGATCGGTGCATCTAAAGAGGTTTTCATGGCTTCCATCTATGCGAGCCAAGAAGCTATGCCAGATTTACCTGGAATGTCCGACAAAAACCTCAAAACCATCGTAGAAGAAGCCGCTGGCGTTGACAGACTGACACGCGCCTACGCTATTGCTCGTGAACGAGCTAACGCAGCTGCCGCACGCATGGACGTGGTTAAAACCAAATTGGAGTCGACAATCTCGACCATTGAGGCAACACAGTCAGAAATTGAGTCCGCGAAAGCCTCTTCTGAATCATGGGAACAAGAGCGTTCTAAACGTTATGACGATGCCCTGGCTGGGCTGGCAAGTGCCGAAGTTGAGTTAACGGAAGTTGAACTTGAGATCCGCACTCTTCCCGAACAGATCCGTGATACCGAGAAGGCAATCGAAAGTGAGCGCAAAAAGTTAGCCTCAAAAGAAGAACATGACGCCAAGTTGCTCAAAGTTCGTGGTGCGATAACTGATATTCGGGCAAGCATCAAAGCTACAGAAAATAGTCAGGCTGATGCAATGAACCGCGCGCGTAATTTTAAGACCAAAGCAGAAGAGGTTGGTACTAAAGTGGGATCACCATGCCCTACTTGTGGCAAAGCCTACTGCGAAGAAGATCTATCAACGGTGAAGGAGAATTTCATTGAACAAGCACGTCAGGAAATTGGTCAGGCGAAGACACTTGCAGAGGCAATGGCTAAACACAAAACGAATCTTGAGAAAGCGTTAAGCATTGAGTCTGCCCTTGTTAAAACGACACCTGATGTAACGGCTATCATTGCCCGGATTGAAGAGCTTACGAAACAACTCTCATCTTTGCGTCATCGTGAGAAGGAGGTTGTTGCTATTGAGTCTCTTGTGACTCGTGCTCGTACTGAGGTCGATCGTATATCAAAAGAGATTAATCCGTTTATTGCTCTTATCGCCAGACACGAAGATAACCTGGTATCCAGTAAGTCTACCTTCAAGTCCTTAAAAGATGAGCTGAAGGCTATTCAGGAACAAACGTTGCTATTGGAAAAAGCTCGTCAGGTCTACTCTCCTGCCGGGGTGCGTTCTCATATTTTGACGTCTGTTACGCCTTTCCTGAATACACGCACTGCCGAGTATCTCAATACGTTGTCTGACGGGAATATTACTGCTGAGTGGTCGACGATGGATGTCACTAAAAAAGGTGAGTATCGCGACAAATTCGTAAGCGTCAACGGAGCACCGTATTGACGCTTATTTATTGGTGAGTACTACGTTCCATGGCAGGAGTTCATCAACTCGGTTGGAAGGCCATTCCGGCAGTACGCTCAGGATATGGCGCAGATACGCTTCCGGATCGATACCGTTCAGACGGCAGGTGCCGATCAGCCCGTACAACAGTGCTCCACGCTCGCCGCCGTGATCGCTGCCAAAGAACATAAAGTTTTTCTTTCCG